GTTCACTATGAATCGTTTAAATATATGACTATTAACGAAGGGAACGCCCGCGCCATTATTTCGTTACTAATTGACATCCGCTCACATTTAGAAAATAAAGATAGAAAAGAAATCTCCGATGAGCTTGAAGCCAAAACGGACAAATGGTTAGAAGAAATCAAACAGGAATATAATTCTCATAAACCTCTTGATGAATGACGCTCGATTAATCGAACTAATTTACTCCCATCCAACATTAAACTACCTGATGAACATTTGCAAAATAGGGTCTTGAAAAATAATTTGATTGAACCAATCACAGAAATTCTCCTTTTTGATATAAGTATGCGAAAATTTCAAATTTAAAACATTTTAAATTTAACTAATGTGTTAGGTTTGGGTGTAAATGGGTATAGTTGCCAAATTTAAAACTGTCATTCTGTGATTGTATTTAAAAGTGAATCAACGTCAACATAAGTCGATAAATTTATCGGTTCCCAATTGAAAACAAAACATGGGTAATAATCATCTGCGTAATCGGTTCCAACGGTCAATACTACCTTACCGATTTTATTGGTCAAATAGAAATATTCTCCCTCATCAGTAGTAATCGTAACCTTTTCCCGAATAGTTGGGCGGATGTTTTCGACTAATTTAAATTCTGCCAATGACGAACGATACCCATCGCTTTCATCTTCAATAGCTTCAAAGGTTAAATCCCCTATACGGAATTTTAAATCATCGACGGCACATAAGATACCGGATTTTCCTACTAAATCTTCAAATTTGATGTTCATATTTTTAAAATTTTTTGACCCAAACCCGTTTTTCTTCGGAATTTGAAAGTTCATTAAAGATTTCTTCTGAAATCGGTTTATATCCGATCGGGTTATAATCATCATAGCAATCAGGAACCTTGGTGCCTCGTTTTGCTAAGATCGATTTGATGTATTTCGTCGCGGTTTCTTCGGTGTCAAATATGAAATAACCTTCTGGTCGACATCCCCATCCACGTTCATATTCGGTAATTGATACAATAAATCCGAATTTCATGATCCAAATAGTTTAAAGGTTCCGTCCAAATAATGAACTGCTACGTCGGTTCCTTCTTTTTCGATCGGATCGCCATATACTTCTGGCAATTCAGTAGCTTCGTCTTCATATGTCCGATACCATCGGTCACCGCAGCAATCGCAATCCATATCCTTTTCACAACCATCAAAATACAATCCGATGGATTCGGCTCGGTCATCTGCATCATCTGCTGATTTGGCCTCGATAATTACATAATTCGTGATTCCAGATTTGAGGTCAGTATGAAATGAACCGCCACTGTTGTTTTGTCTGTAAGTGTAAAACATGGGTTTATTTAAGTTTAAAGGTTTCAAGTTTATTTTTTACCCAAAGGTATGATCTTTCTGACCATGTTACATCTGGATTGTCATCGTGATCGATCAGTGGATCAAAGTCAAATAAACATTTCTGCCCATTTTCCTTAATTCCAATTTCTCGGAAATTAACATCGATATATGCGTCAACTACCTCAACATATTCCTGTTTAAGCCAACCATGATCAATTAGTTCCGTTTTTGCCAGCCAAGGTTTCAATTCATCCGGACATTGTTCGTATGCCCAAAATTCCAGAAAATTGTGTCGAACTGACCAAGGAAGTTTAATCCAAGACAATATGAAATTTGGATCAAATTCGTACAATTGCTCATCATATAAATCATGGTTTGGAATTTTAAGGACAAATTTTTTGTCCGGATCGATGTAAACAATCCGACATAATCCAGAAGAATGGTATTTGTATTCAATACCTTTGTATTCCACTGATGTGTTGTGAAATTTCACGTCATATTTTCCAGATTCGTCTTGGAAATTGTCGAGTAAAATTGTAATGTTTTTCATGGAACAAAGATAATGGTAAAATTAAGTTGCTTGCAACCTAGTTAACCTTTCATTAACATCTTTATTTTCTTGGTTGCCTTGGATAATTATAAATATGGAAAAAATACAACAATTACAGGAAAATCTTTTTGCCACGATAGCAAAGATTTTAGCATTTAACGCTTTGAAGCGGAACCTTGGAACAGCCAAAGAACTGACCAAAGGTGATCAGGAATTACAAGGTTCGTTGGAAACGTTGAAATACCACACTCTACGGTTAGAAAAGCTATTAAAAGACGTTTGTAAACGTGATCCATTGAATTGGAGGTGTAAAGAATACGCCAAAACCCAAAAAGTTAAAAGCCCAAATTTCAAATAAGAAGGAGTGATTGGTGGCAAAGCAGCAAGAATCAAACGACATTAAAAAAACATTAGAAAAACTTCATACATTTATCAAGACAATGAATGATTCTGCCAAAGAGCAGACTCGTATCAATCGTGATATGTTGAAGGTCATGTCGTTGATAAACGACGGATACAGCAAAAACGCACAGGATGCCCAAGATTTAATTTTGTCGGCCAACGATGGAATCGAAAATATCGATGAATTTTTTGTTAAGTGGGCAAAGGATCGCGGCGCAACAAAGAAAGACTTAGAAGAGATTCGGAAGAAATTCAAGGACATCGAAGATATAAACGACGATATAATCGAAGGAAGTAAAGATTATATTGATTTATTGAAAGAAAGACACGATTATTTGGTCGATGAAGGTGATTTGGGTAAATCATTACTTAAAAATCACAATGAAATCCTGAAAATTGTCCGTGAAAGTAAAGGGGCTGCCCAGAGGCTAAGTGGACAATTTGGAAATATGGACGACCTGCTTCGTCAGATGATTTCGAAGCGAGTTGATTTTAGCGGAATGTTTGATGATGGGTTATCGAGTACGGAAAAACTTCGCGGTTCCTTAGAAAAAATGAGTCATGATATTGATGGTATGATTTCAAACGTTTCTGGTGGGATGTTCAATGTTGATTTGAATTTCAACCCGTTAACGGAAGATTTGAACAAAGAAGTTCAGTCGGTGTTAGAAGCAGTTGAACAAGAAAAAAACGCGAGAATTGCCGGATTATCTGAATATTTTCAGAAAAATAAAACATTACAAACCAATTTGGCACGAGATATGGCTGCCCAATCACAAGGTTTGGACGTTAAAGTTAATATTGATACCGGAGAACTTTCAAATATCAACGGAATTTTGAAGAAAGGTTCCGAAGAATATCAAAAAATGGTAGATTCATTGGATGATTTGGTTTCTAAAAACAACTTAGTTGCTAACCTTGAATCGTCCTTCTCTGAAATTGCAAACTTAGTAAAACTAGGAACTGATCGTACCGAAATACAATCTAATCGATTGACTCAGCTATTAAAACCGATGGGAATCGCTACCCAAATGTTAGTAGATCAGGTTGAATTGCGCCAACAGCTACTTCAAGCTGATACCGAACAATTAATGGCACAAAAGCAAACTGTCGAGGTGCTTGGGAAATCAATCGGAAAACTTAAAAGTGCCGAGTCGATTGTAAATAAAATCGGAAGCAGTTTTGATTATGTAAATTCAATATTACCTGCTGGTATCGGTGAATTTCTAGGGCTAAGTCAGGTAAGTATGAACCTGACAGAAGCGCATAAACGAGGGGTTCAAAGTTTTGCGGATGAAATGGGAAAAGGTGTAAGCCATAGTAAAGCGATGCAAAGTTATTTTCAATCGTTTAAAATGCCTTTAATGGCCGCATTGAATCCCGTGACATTAATGGTTGCCGGATTTGTATTGTTATATAAGTTTGCTGAATCGCTGGTCGGAAAATATAAAGATATGTCGACCGAGATGAATATCAGTTTAAACCAATCTCAGAAGTTGTTAGATGTTCAGTTGGATACACTTACGTCTCAAAAGAACCAATTCGCCCAATTGAAGGATATTCAGGAAATTCAAACTGCAATGATCGGTTCAAGCGGAAAAATGTTTGATTTGGATACCAAACAAGCAAAAGAATTATCGATTGAACTGGTTGAGGTGGGAAAATATTTTGGGTACGGAAACGCACAAGCTGTAACTTTACAAAAAACGTTTGAACGCTTAGGTGCTGATGACAAATTGGCATTAACGCTTCAAAAAAATCTTGGATATATGAGCGAAATGGCGGGAATAAGCCCCCAAATTGTCGCTCAGGATATGGTCGATTCCGCCGAAATGGTTGCAACTTATTTTGCAGGAATGCCCGATAAGGCTGCCCAAGCAGCAATTCAGGTTAGGCGAATGGGTATGAGTTTGCAACAGACAGGTTCAATTGCAAACAAAATGTTGGATTTAGAAGGATTCATGACCGATATGTACGAGCTTTATGCGATGACAGGCCAAGGAATCGATTTTACGGAAGCATTTGACCTTGGATTGACTGGTGATATTGAAGGAATGACTGCTTCAATCATGAAAAACATCGGTACTACTGCCGAATACAACAAAATGGACTATTTGACCCGAACTAAAATTGCCAAAACCCTCGGAATGTCAAATGATGACCTTGCCAAATCGGTAATGTTAAACGAAAAAATGGGCGAATTGTCGAAGGAAGATCAAAAATACCTTCAAGGAAATTTGGATCGACTCGGCGATATTTCAAATCTTTCAAAAGAAGATATTCAAAACAGATTAGGTCAACTTCAATCTACCGACCGTTTAGGAGTTGCATGGGAAAAAATTAAAGGTGTTTTATTTACTGCATTAATTCCATTGGCTGAATCATTAGGCGAAGCGATTGATGCAATTAGCCCGATTTTAGACATTGTTATTTTAGGATTTAAGGGAATCATGCCAATTATTAAAGTAATTGGTTCTGCCATAAAAATAATTTTAACGCCATTATCCATGATTGGGAATTTATTGGAAGCAGGAACCGCAAAACTGGATGATATGGCAGGTTCATTCAGTGGGTTGGGGTCGACCATTTCAGAAATAACAAAAGTTGCGCTGGCATTATTTGAAGTGTTTGCCGGGACAGCAATTTTAAAATCCTTTGGTCTTATAAAAATGAACGCTTGGGATTTGGTTAAAACGATCCCTAATATTGCTAAATCTATTTTTAGTTCAAATAAAACCATTCAAACAAGTAATCAAGAAACATCTGCATCTATCCAACAGTCTACTAAGGTAGGAATTGATTCACAAGTTCAAGCGGCTCAGTCGGCCAAATCCACTTTGGAAAAAACTGCTTCGGATGTAAAAGTTGCTACGACAAAAATGACCAAAGAAGTTGAAACTTCGGTCAAAAAAGTAAAGGGGGAAATTTCAAAACCAACAAAATTAGGAATTTCATCTGACTCAGCAAAAACCGGATTTAAATTAATCGGCGATATAGCTACCAAATCGTTTACGGCATTAGCAATTCATTCTGCCAGTTCATTTTTATTCATGCGGAAGGAAGGGGAAGAACAAACAAGTGAACTAACTTCCAACATGCAATCCATGATGGGAATGGCATTGACTGGAATTGCTCCAATGTTAATGGGGTCATTTCAGGAAGGAATCGAACGAACCTTTACGAAACGGATGGAAAAAAATATAGAAGGACGGTTGGAATCTCCTATTAAAAAAGCCAGTAAAGCATTTGGCTCGATGGATACAGAAGCAACTGGTGTATTTGGAAAAATTAAAAATAAAGCAAAAGGTTTATTTTCATCCTTGGGTTCCCTTAGTAAAAAAATGAGTGGTGTCGGAAATCTGACTGGTTCGTTTGATGCGATGGCTACATCCGCAGGAAGTGTTATTCCAAAGGTCGAAATGGTGAGCGAAGTAATCGAAAAGGTTAAAAATAAAAAAGTAATCGAACCTACTTCGATCGAACCACCAATCAAAAAAATGGACGTTGAAAAGCCAATCCGAAACACTGGAAAACAAGTAGGAAGCAGTTTCGGTTCACTGACTGACATCATGAAATCTGTTTGGAACGGACTTAAAACCGTTTTAACTGACATCGTGAAATTTGTGTCCACTTCAATGAAAGAATTATCGAGTGGAATCGGAACCACGATTAAAAATATTTTGAAGGGTATTGGTGACGGATTAAGTTCGTTCAAAGGTTCGGCCTTAAAAGGTGCTGCTGCAATGGTAATTTTATCAGGTGCGTTATGGATCACTTCAAAAGCAGTCCAAAACTTTGCAAATGTAAAATGGGAAGACCTAGCAAAAGCAGGTGTTGCAATGGCAGGATTAGTAGGAATAAGTTTATTATTGGGTTCTGCATCTGTCCCAATGATAATAGGTGCTGCTGCATTGGCTGTTTTAGGAGCCGCATTAATTCCAACGGCGCATGCCTTAGAAATGTTTAATAAAGTCGAATGGGGGTCATTAGCAAAAGCAGGTGTCGCATTAATTGGTCTTGGCGTTGCAGGTAGTTTACTCGGAGGGGTTTCTCCTGCATTATTGCTGGGCGCTGTCGCAATTGCAGCACTGGGAGTATCATTAATTCCGTTAACCATGTCTATGAAGGCATTTGAGCAAATTGATTGGTCAACTTTGGCAAAAGCAGGTGTTGCGTTGTTGGGATTTGCTGCAATCGGGACAATCATGGGAATCGCTTCTCCGTTGATATTAATGGCAAGTGCTTCGATGATAATTGCCTCGACTGGTATTTATTTGTTATCAGGTTCATTAAGTTCATTATCAGGGTCAATTCAAAACTTAACGTTTGAACCATTGAAAGAATTAACGACTCATTTATTTAACCTTGTTGCGGTTCCAATTTCCCAATTATTTGGACTTTCAGTCGCAATTACAAGTATTGGAGCAAGTTTATTAGCCTTCCAATCGATGATGGCAATTGGAAACATTGGTACTGGAATTTCGAAGATGTTTGGGGGTGATGTTGTTAATGATTTGCAAAGACTTGCAGATATGGCAAATCCGTTGTATCTTGCCGCTAACGCAATTGGTGACTTAGCCATAAACATCACTTCTTTGGTTGAATCATTGGGCGAAGTCGACTTAGGTGAACTTTCTAAAATCCAAGATTTTACGATCGATTCAAAGGTTCAGCAAAAAATCAAACCAGTAGTTGAATCCGCACCAGTTCAACGTGATAATACAAATGTTAAGGTTAGTCCGGTTCAAGTTCAAGTAGCACAACCTCAGTTACCCAAACAAGAATCTGTCGCACAGGATAAAAGGTTAGACGTTAAAAAAATAGCAGAAGCAAACGTCAAACTTCAACAATCAGGAATAAACCAAGACCAAGATATTTATAACAATACCGATATGGTTTCAGATTTCAGAAATATGGAATTGAAACTGGATAAAATGGTGTATTTACTTGAACTATTGGTTCGTAAAGATACAAACCTGAATATGGACAGTTCAAAGGTTAATTCAATTTTAAAAGCAAAGAACAACAATAAATAATGCCACGACCAAGAACTGATTTCCCGAAAGAACAATTTTATTTATGGCGGCACGATCCCGGAAAAGGTCAACGCGAACCGCAAGAGTGGAAACTTCAATTTGAAGCCCATATTGTTTCGATTAACGATTCGTCCAACCCGACTTATAATGAATTTTTTGATATGGGTCGTGCTGATCCGAAAGTTTTTTATGGCGGAGCAAACAGGCAATATTCCCTTAATTTTTTCTTAGTCGCGTTCAGCAAAGAAGAACATGATGAAAATTATCAAAAATTATTGCCACGATTGGGGAAAATGACTTATCCCATTTATAGTTCAGGCCAAGGTTATTCTAGTCCTCAATGTTTGATGCAAATCGGGCAGTTATTTAAAGGTTATGGGGTAATTACTTCATTAACTTACGATTGGAAAAATGATACTCCGTGGATCGATAATAAGCCACTTTACACCGATATAAACCTAACCTTCAAGGTACTTGCAAACAGTCAAGGATATAGACCAGATGCAGATAAGGCTTATTTATTTTAAAGGAATCGACTAGATGCAAAGATATGATGAATTTTCAGATATAATCCCGACTTCCGAAGGTAAACGAAGATTTAGTTCGCTTTATTACCCAAAGGTTCCTAGAAAAGCAAGCGACAATTGGATCATAACAAAATCAAGTGATCGTTTAGAATTATTGGCGTTTGATGCTTATGGTGATACCCGTTATTGGGTAATAATCGCAAAAGCAAATAAATTATTTAACGCGACGATTAGGATACCCGTAGGGATTAGGTTAAGAATACCGGATTTAACCAGAGATGAAATTGAAGAATTATTTAGAGACGCACAAAATTAACAGCAAGGTTCGATTTGGCAGAAAGTTTATTCCGTAGAAATCCCAAAGAGGGTGATATTATTAATATCTTGAAGGCTCGAAGATCGTTATATAACAAAGATCGGGTACAAGTTCAAGACGGTAAAAGTGTGTCTGTACGAAATCCTGCTTGGATAACATTAACAGGTCATGATATGAGTTGTGGTGGCGGAGGAAGTTTAACCTTGCCAAGAAACCAAGATAAAATCGAAGATGTTTACAATTATGGTGGTGGTTCGATTAAACCGTTTCCTGATTTGGAATCAGTAGTGATCGAATATACTGGCGAATATGGATTGTCGAGAAAAATCACTGGAAGAATCAGATGTTACAAGATTTCTGATTTTGAAACGGTTCAAAAGTATTTCCTGCTTCCCGGAAACGAAATTGATACCAGTTTCGGTTATCCAGATAAAAATTGGGGATATGGCAAGGGAACATCATTAAAAGGGTTTAAGGTTGCAACCTTTTCTTTTAATACAACCCAAGATGGTCATTGGATTTGTGAATTTACGGCGGTTTCATCTGCTCAGGCAATCAAGAACCTTGACATGCAAACAGTCATTTGTAACGGATGTAATTCAGTCGGCGGGGATGGTCAAAGTGGCAATTCAGGCCCGTTGAAATATTTGGTTTATGATTTTGGTGGTAGCCCGACACAACATCCCGTTAAAGGGGTTGGTCAATTGGTTACTGCTGATGCGCAAAAAAACGGGACAACTTCATTAGATGATTTGCAAGATGGTGAAGTGATTACCTCGTTTGTCGATTATAATCCCGGTTCCCAAGATAAAAGTGCTGCAATCGTAGTTTATACTGGTGACCACATCCGAAATACAATTCAAAAGTTTATGGCATGGGCAGGTGGAATCATTTCAAAGGTTTCAGGTACTAAAAATGAAGTAGAAACAGCCAATAATCAGGTTTATTTATCGGTTGGTTATGTGGTTAATCGGTTGATAAACGACCAATTATTAAAATCGTTAACTTGTTCAGTAGCACATGAACGGGATAAATTTAATAAGTTAAAAGTTGAATTTCACCCTGAATATTCAAAATCAAAAGTCGCGAACGGAATTACTTCTGGTGATCCTTTGTCTGTTTTGTTGCTTGGCGATGCCAATTATAAGAATGATAACGGAAACGGTAAAAATTTCGATGCTGATTGTAAGAACTTAGGAGCCGTTAAATCGAATTCGAGCGGAGATATTAGAATCCAAAATATACTTGTTCATCGCGATCTTGTCGTTGCAGCCTTGATTGAAGCGACCAAACCCGAACAAGCAGAAGCGGACAAAGTGGATACCGTGAAAGATAAACAAGAAGAAGTCGTAAATATCATTGATTTTTTTCGTCAGCTTTCAGGTCATATTTCCGCTGCAACAGGTGGAGCGATTGAACTTCAATTAGTCGAAAATCCGGATGATTTCAGGTCATTAATTGTTGTTGATCAAAACTTTGGGGTAACTGATACCCTTAATTGTGTTGTTTTTGATCCGATCGATGGTGACGGTTCTACGCGGACGTGTGAAGTTCAGTCAAACGTAGGAAGTCAAGAATATAAGGCAGCAATGTTTGTTGGGTCAAGTAAAGGCGGCGATGCGATTTCAGCACTCAGGGATTGTACCAATAAATTAAAAGATCAGCGTCAAAAAGAATATGCTAAGGCCAATTCAGACGCATATGCGATTGTAAATGATCCGGGAAATCTCGGAGAAAACCAATTCGATGGTACTGAAATTAATGCTTTAAAATCCGTAATGTCACGATTGCATAAAAACAATCCTGATACAGCTACAAACGAATTGGTTCATTATCCGGGATTGTCGATTAGTATTGATATTGACGGGACATGGGGATTCATTCCCGGAAATGCAATCAGTTCAAGTCAGGTTCCAAAGAAGTGGCGAAATACGTTGAAGTCGTATTTTATGTGTACAAAAATAACGCATACCTTTTCAAATTCTGATTGGAATACAAGTATTCAAGGAATTTTGGCATATTACCCTAATATACAATATGTGGAGTTATAATAATGAAAGAAAAATTTTATACGATTTACAAAACAACAAATTTAACTAACGGAAAAATTTACATTGGTCAGCATACTACTACTAATTTGAATGATAAATATATGGGTTCTGGAATAGAACTTAATAAAGCAATTAAAGAGGAAGGTGTAGAAAATTTTAAAAAGGAAATTCTCTTTATATTTGATAATAAATCTGATATGATAGCCAAAGAAATTGAATTAGTTAATGATGAATTTAGAAAACGTGAAGATACATATAACATAACATTGGGAGGGTGTGGGTTTGGTATGTTGGGAGTTAAGTTAAGACCCCGAAGCCCTGAATATATAGAAAAACAAAAAAACTCTCAACGCGGAAAAAAACGTGGACCGCATAGTGAAGAGCATAAACGAAAATTATCAGATAGTCATCGCGGTAAGAAGCATTCCGATGAAACAAAAAAAATAATTAAAGAAAAACGGGCTAATCAACTAATCCCACGAACAACTATCGAAAAAATGATAGAGGCAAATACTGGATCGAAACGTCCCAGAACCCCCGAACATACTAAAAATCAAAGCCAATCCCATTTGGGAACAAAACACGGTCCACATACACAAGAGCATCGAGATAAAATTCGGGAAAGTGGAAGAAAAACAAACGTTGGAAAAATAGTATCAAGGATTGTAAATTCATTAATTATTCATAAAAGTATTTGAATATTAATATAAGGTTAAATAATGGCAGAACAACAAGATTTTTTGGAAATGTTTGAATTGGAAGAACCTAAAACAATAAAGGATTTTGTATTAGGATTGGAAAAAATTGCGTCTGAATATGCAAATACCGATATGGCAAAACAACAAATGTATAATTATTCGTTATTTTTTCCAAATTTGATGAAAGAATTTGCTTCTAAATTAGATATTACGACTCGTGAAGATTATTTTAAGCAATTAATTAATATTAAAAAACGGGCAAGAACGGGCGTTAAAGCTGGTCAAAAATCACAAGCTAGACAAGCTGGATTTGAAATAATGTGGGATTATTTACTTCAACAAGCCAAAATGAGTGAATCTGTTGATTTTAAACTTAAAACCTTGTTAAAAGAAATGAATTTCAAAGGTGAAATGCTTTTGCTTAAAAACACCGAAAAAGCTCCTAATATGGGTAACAAATATGGTCAGGACGTTGAACCATCAGGATTTTATTGTCTTAAATATACGCCTAATCAGAAGCATTTCTTGGATAACCCAAAATACAAACTTTTCAAAGTAAATTTACAAAATCCGTTGGTTATTAAGATAACTGATACTACTTTAATAAGTTGGAAGCGTGATTTAGCAGACCAATATAAAGCAAAAAAATCAGCCCTTACAAGTAAACTTAAATCGAAAGGCTATGATGCGATCATAACTACTTACGACGATTCAGGTAATGACACTGGTGAAATTATAATTTTAGATACCACTAAGTTAAAAGAAATAGATAAACCGGACGTATAGATGAAAATAAAATTTATAATCGAAGGTGTTCAGGAAAATTCTGAAATATATAAATTGTCCGATTTGGTGTTGACTGAATTTTCTAAAATTTCAGAAGAAAAGCTATTTGATACTACTTTAAAACTAAATAAATTTAAAAATAATAATTTTGTACACATTCAAGTATTAGTTGATTCTGATATTGAAGTTGAAATTAAAGGTAAAGATAGCTATTATTCAAGTCCATATAAAGTCATTCAATTAAGTCAACGTGAATATTTGGCTTCTATTGGAGATTTAAAAGATTCCGAAAATCCAGACCTTAAAAAAATATATAATTCCATACTTGTACATGAACTCCAACACGCTTATGACGATCTTAGAAGTTCCGGAAAATATATTCAAAACAAACAAAGTGATCAATATTATAATTCAAAATACAAGAGTAATTATTCATATTTACGATTGCCACACGAAGTTTGGGCAAGATTCGCTGAGTTAGCTGAACATATAAATCCATATATCAGACGATCTAATTTGGTTTCAATCGTTGAAGATAATCTTAATGGATGGGAACACTTAGATCAGGCAATGAAACAACGAATATTAAAAGCTGCGTACAAACTTTATGATTTAAAAGTTCAAGAAAGACGAAAAAATTTATAATATGTCAAACATCCAACAACCATATTTCAATTTACACCAAATAAAACTTGGATTATATTCGAGTGATGGTAGTTTCGTTTTGAAAAACGGTGAAATTTATATCGGGGCATATCACGTTTTGCCGACCCAACAAAAATTTACAGGGTTTCGGCCTGAACAGGGAAGCGTCGAGTTGTTTGAAAAACGGTTAAATCCGACTCAGGACATACTAAGGTTCAACCAGATAAACGAATTTGAAATAAACAAGTCAGTCCCACCAGTTTCCTTTTATCCAAGCCCAACTGATGAAGATTATCAAATTGGAAAGATACAAAGGTTCTTTGTCCAAAAAAGAAATAGTCCATTAAATACGATCATGGAAATTGATTATGTCCAATACAATCAAATAAATACCGAAAATAATCCGGGAATTAACGGGGTGATTTACAACAAACTTCTAATCGAATGGCGTATATCAAGGTTAACGTCGGAAGATATAAGTTTCTTAAACCAATTTGAAATCCAAAAAGCAATCCCTTCTTTCCCTTACATTCAAAATCACTTAACCAATTATTTGGAGTTGTATAGATGAAAATAAAAAAGATAATTGAAGAATGTGAATTAACGATAGCTTCCAAGACGGTCAATAAAATTATTAATGAATTAAAACAAAAAGGCCAAGTCGAAACCATTCATGATTTTGATGGAAGTTGGTTATGGACAAATTTAATGCTTGTGGAACTATTGAATCCGAGTAATGCGTATGAGTATGTCAATCAAAAAAATGAAATATGGTATTTTACTGATGCTACTGATATAAAATTTTATGCGATAATGGTTGCATATCCCGGAAAGATTGAACCTTTTTATGAATTTAAGACTTGGTGGATTGATCCGGAAACAAACCAACGAGTATATACCAAATTACCAGATACAACTACGAGAGATTTAGACCGTAGAAGTGATACAGTCGCAAAGATATTTAGAGACGAAATCATTCCCAAATTCAAAAACCAAACCTATGCTGAAATATTGGTATTTAATCCTGCTGATAGCCCACGTTACCACTTTTCACTCCGAATGATAAAAAAGTTCATCCCAAAAGACTGGGAAATAGAAGAAAATTATCCAAAACGAATCACAATCAGGAAACCGACGTGAAGCTACGAAAACTTTTAGAATCAGTTGATTCAGATGCAATTCAAATGTATTTAGATATTATTTCCGATGATCCGGATAATCCTAGATTTGATAGATATAAAGATATACTGTTAACCAAATACGGAGTCAATTGGAAAGACGAAATAAAGGACGATGAATATATTTCTAATATTGATTTGAATAATATTAAAGATAAATCGGATTTTAAAAGTTGGGATGCGTATGTTAAATATGCCAAAGAAGTATATCAAAAAAGAAAAATTAAAGACCCAAGTTTAAGTGTAAGTAAAGAAATACCTATTGAATTTGTCAGAGAAAATTTAACTAAGTTGGGACTTCATGTAAATCATCGTGAATATTCAGGATATGGTAATTATGCTCAACATTCAAATGGTACTATCGAAATCCCAAATATGTGTGATCTGGGAACACTTATTCACGAGATCGGTCATGGGTTTGATGAAAAGATATATAAGGACGGACTATCTAAAAAAAATACAAACGCATCATCTTTCTACCAGATCAATGATTCTGGTGAAGTGTTTGCAGAAAATTTTATGCATTTTTTCTTAGCAAGTTCATGGTTAAAACGAGCAATCCCCGAAGTATATAATGATTTGAATACGCGAATCCCGTCTACTTGGAAAACAATTATTAAAAAATTCATCAATTACAACGAATATAAAGGCTAAATATGAAAATATCAAAATTGATTACAGAACAATCCTTCTCGAAATACGAAGATTTTCTTGATGCCTTACTTCAAGCGAAAGAACAAAACAATTACCGTGAATTTGAAAGAATTTTAACTGATTCCTTAAAGAAAAAACAATGGGAATGGTTCGGAAGGTTTTATCAATCGCAAGATGGAACCTCGAAGGCATTAACGAAAGTACTTTTCAAAGAAATCACCCCATTTTAATGGTATTTGTTAACCTTTTGTTAATCCACTTGGTATTTCCAATTATTTTACTTATACTTGTGAAAAATACAAAACAATGAAATTCTTGGAAACAAAACAAGAACTTCTCCAATGGCCAAACTCAAATAATTTCATCATACCAGTCCTTTCAAACCCATTTCAACATTGGGCGTTGAATCAGGTATCGTTTGTATATTTCTATAACCTGAACCTTTATACGGAAGCGATCGTAAGCGTTAATCATAACGATTCTGAAAACCTTCAAATTTCGTTTCTAAGCGACTTTCTTGGTCAGGACAACTATATCTACCAGAAAAAGTATTTAAGCGATTCTGAGCGAAATTACGATGCTCAAATGACATTCTGGTTGCAGTCCAATGAAAGGTTCGACCATGAAATTCCTTTTGTGATCCGAAGTTACTGGAATCAGTTCAAAGGTTACGATAATATCAATGATTGTATCCCGATAATGAAATGGTTAGAATGGTGTAGGGAATTGAAAGATAAGTTTGTGTTGACGGTGAAGGATTATGAAGCAAATCAGACCTTAAAGGATTACGATTTATTTTTAACGAATTTAAGCAAGATAGAAAAAAATGGGATTTATACCAGATGAAAATAAGAAAAATATATGAATCTATATTATCTGAGCGTAAAATTAAAATAAATGATTTAACCTTTTACGATATTGGAAGTAGAGGAACGATGGTTGCCTATGATACGGTGAAAAATATGAATGATTTAGATGGTCGTAATCCGATGTTTACTGTCGATCAATCAACTGATGGTTATGAAATTAGAGGCACATTTATTCCCGAAAATCTTCAACGAAAAGGAATCGCTACACGCTTTTTTAAATATATGAACGACGAAAGCAATAAAAAAACTAAACAACCATTAAAATTATCAAATGATTTATCGGTCGAAGGTAAGAAACTAATCCAAGGACTTATATCAAAAGGATTGGTTACTGATAATGGTGGTGAATATTATTTCAAATAAAAACTCATAAAATGAACAAACAAACAGACGCGATTTTCGATCGGATGGTAGAAAAATACGAAAAAGTACCATCTACGACCGAAATTACTCCTGAAATAATGGAGGAAATCAAAGCAGAAATGTTGAAGGCTAGATTTATTGCCGACCTTAAAAAAACCATCGAAGAACTTGAAACCGAATTCACATATAAGCATATAGGAAATGAACCTAAGAAATCGGTCAAGGTCAAGGTTAGTTCGGTTAATTTTGATAAAAATAAACTTAGCCAGTCGTGGACAAACCGGGAATTTGAAGAATTTATGGCAACTGAACCTAAAATTTATAGGTTACAAATAAATTTAGAGTTGCCGAACTATAAACCGAATTCTTATATATCGGTTATATCACCCTATTTTTATGACGTGTACGATGAATTTACCAAATACCAATCGTCTAAACTTACTGCATTTATTCGATTGAATAATATAAACGAGTTCCCCGAAGAAATTGAAATTGAATATAAATTTTTGGGGCAAGAATCATACGAAATCATGATTGCCCTTCATAAACAAGAAATCGAACGCCTTGAATCTGAAATTAAAAAATTGAATCAATGAAAATAAATTACTCCAAAATTCCGCTCGAAGAATTAAGTGAGTTATCAAAAACGGTAACTGATTATAGTGAATTGGAACTGATAAACCAACATCTTCGGAAACGATTATATGAACTCAAAAAACTATCAAAAAAAATAAATAAATGATATACCGTAAACGAATTGATAATAAATACGCGTTAAAATTGACCGTATTTAAAAAATTCACTGATGCCGTAGGTGGTGACTTAGATGAATTTACAGAAATCCTTTATAGTCGATTTGATGTTGAATGTTTTGATTATTCGGACGATTCGATATATTGGACGGTACACGAATACTTGGTTAATAAACTTATCCCTCATAAGATTGCTGTTTATCAGGCAGGACTTGAACTATCAAGGCTGGAATGGTTTACTGATTTCAAATTTGACAGGGAACAGTATTTTGATAATCTTTGGCTTCATGACCTTTCTAAGTTTTCAGCAACAGAAGCAATTCCTTACGGATTACATGATTTTTCCAAGCCCGGAAAAGGTTCGATTGGATTCCAAACTGCATGGTGTCACCATAAAAGCAAAAATGAACACCATCCTGAATTTTGGTTAAATCCGAATAGGAAAGGTGAAATTAGCCCGCTTCCTATGCCCGACATTTATATCATGGAAATGTTTGCCGATTGGATCGGAGCGGGAAGGACTTATGGTAATGAACTTGAAACGTGGCTACCTGAAAATTTCAACACATTCACATTTCACCCAGAAACGGAAGCAAAGGTTCGAACGATAGCAAAACATTTAAATATCGAAGTATGAACCTAATTCCTAAATCAGAAACTCAAACACTTGACGACTTAAAAGCAATCGGATTTCATGGAAATAACCTTATTCAAGTAGAACGCCCAAGTTTCTTTTTTAATCGTGAAACGGGCGAAATTACTTATGACGAGAATATTATTTTTGATGATGAATTGATTATAGGTGTTTCAAGGTTCATCGTTACAGCAAGACGATTGCATACGGAATCTGATGAAGGTATCTCTGAATTGAACTGGTGGAATAGTCGAAAACTAATTGCTTGGTATCCAGCGGTTCAGCACGGAGATGATTACTCTTATCATGTTCGATTTAAAACTTTAATTGATTAACTTTAAAAACAAACAAAAATGAATTACAATATTATTGAATGCGTTGAAATTATGCCGACTGATGAGTGGGCAAAACATTGGGAAAACAACCAAAATCATGTTATTGAGCGGAAACTTAATGGTGACTGTAAATCTTATAATTTGAAAATCGGTTGGACAATTCAGGATATGGAAAGTTGTTTAGGTTCACAAGATATATTTGAAATTATCGACGATTTTATGACTAAACGCAAATCCAATTGTAATTTTTGGTTCGATATTACAAACCCAGAAGTTAAAAACTTTTTTGGAAAATATTATTTGAATTCCAACTGATGTTTGAATACACCGAATACCATCCATTCACTTTAACTGGCAGACCATCCAATCACTTCAACAACATCAATTATGCTGCGTTGAATAAGGAAGATGGAAGCAGGAAAAGGTTCGTGTCTAGGAATGAAAATGGATTTTTGTTTGAAGTGGATTTAACTGGGTTTCATTTGTATTTGATTTATTTGATTTTAGGTAAGGAATTTCCTTCTGATCCTTATAAAGAATTAAGTCAGTTTTATGAACCGAACCTTGACCCGAAATCATACACCTTCAAACAGATTTATGGCGGCGTAGATGATCATTTACGGGAAGCTGAACCTTTCAAATCAATCATTAACCTGCAACAATCCGTTTACGAAACTTACAAACAAGGGAACCTTAAAACTTTTCTGTTTGGAAGGCCAATAACGATACAAGGGTTAAGTCAAACGAAGCTGTTTAATTACATGCTTCAAAACCTTGAAACTGAATTTAACGCCGGATTAATCAATGATTTGATGCAAAGGTTAGACGGTAAAAATACCAAATTAATCCTCTATACTTATGATAGTTTCTTATTCGATTATAGCCCAAAGGATACTCCTGCTATCATAAAATCAATATTAGAAACATTCAAAGAAGTACCATTTCACTTGAAAGCAGGGTTTAATTATCACGAACTTAAACAGATAAAATTAAATGCTTAATGAATTGTTAATGTACTTGCATTTCTCCCAAAAAACCCTTATACTTGTAAATAACGTTTTTTAAGGATTACTTGATAGTAATCTGATTTTTATACTACTTTTTTTTAACTTTTTTAACCACTTGGAAAACTTATGAGTGAAAAACTGACTGGCCTTGCATTGATCAAGGCAAAACTGGCTGACCTGAACAAACAGGCACAAAAACCGTCTAGTGATGGTGCTACCAAAAACCTTTATTGGAAACCGGGACAACGGGTAGATGATAAAGGAAATGTCCTTCCTGATTTAATCCGTATCCTTCCAAACAAACACAGTGAAGACCCTGACTACCCGTTCTTAGAACTGCCAATTTATTGGCCAAAGCAATTTGGAAAAACATGGTTGTCTCCGGTATTTTTCGGAAAAAATGATCCAGTAGTCAACTATTGCAACGATCTTTTTGATGGTACTTTCATGGAAAAAGAATTGTATTTCCAAAAAAATGAAATCAAAAAAGCACTGATGCCCGGAACCAGATATTATGCGCTGGTATTGGATCGTAACGATGAACAAGCGGGTCCAAAATGGTGGAATTTCGGTGTCGAAGTATTCCGTGAACTTGGTGAATTGATGACCAACGAAGATTACGGGATGATCCATGATTTAACTACTGGACGTGATTTGACAATCAAATATACTCCGGCTGTTGGAGCGGCACGAGCAAAAACAAGCGTAATGCCAAAACCAAACGTAACAGTGGCAACAAATGACACTGAAATTCAAGGTAAAATCCAAAACATTGCTAATGTTGTTGATTCATTTGTTTGTCCATCTGATCGGGAACTTGAAGATGCCCTTCAAAAGTATCTGAATGTTGAGCCTAAAACACCTGAAAAATCAACTCCTTCTAACAATGCATCTGCGCGTGTTAATCATGATGCTACAAACGAAGGGTTCGACACTTCAAATTTAAAGGTTCCATCTGTTCCGCCAAATATGCAGGAATTGGATGACATTTTTGCCGAATTGGATAGTAAATTAAAAGGTTAATCCTACTAATCGATGAATGAATTGGAAGGGAGATTTAAGTATTTCCCTTCCAATGTTTTAATTAAATCTCCCTTTTAAAAAACCACTATGGCAAAGAAAACGAAAACAGAATCGCCAACTAAGGCGGAATTACATCAGGATTTGGCTTCTGATGTACTTCAAATGATTAATAAGGCATTTAAAGATTTTCCCAACGCAATGGGAATGCTTTCAGATGCAAACATGGCTACGGGATGGATTTCAACCGGAAGTGATATTTTGGATTTAGCCATTTCCAATCGGCCAAATGGCGGAATACCACTGAGTTTTCTCACTGAAATTCACGGCAGCACTGGAAGCTCTAAAAGTTTGTTAGCTGCACATATCATGGCAAATTGTCAAAAACAAGGTGGCTTGGCAGTTTTATTTGATACTGAAAAAGCCGTAGGTGTACTTGATTTTTATAAGGCGATCGGCCTTCAAATTGAAAAAACGATGTACACCGATGCGATTAGAACCTTGGAAGAAATTTATGATGCAATCGAACGAATAATCCTAAGAACAATTGAAAGTGGAACGGATAAACCATTGGTAATTGTAGTGGATTCAGTCATGGGTGCAAGCACAAAAGCCGAATTGGAAGATGATTATGAAAAGGACGGCTGGAATACAGCAAAAGCAATTATCAATTCAAAAGCGATGCGAAAACTTCCATCTTTAATTGCAGGTCGTAAAATTGCAATTGTCCTGATAAATCAATTACGTGCAAATATGAACGCAGGTTTTGGTGGAGAACAATTTATCGTAAGTGGCGGCTCCGCAATTCCATTCACTGCTTCGGTTCGATTGAGGACTAAAATCATTTCAAGAAGCAGTAAAAATATGGACGGCGAATCAGTAGAAGTAACAATCGTTAAAAACAGATTTGGCCCACCTAGAAAGAAAGTAGTGTTTGATATTCGATATGACAGCGGAATCGATAATTACGGTTCATGGTTAAACGCATTGAAAGATTTTGGTGTTTTGCGATCAGCAGGTTCCCTTGGTTATGCGTATGATTTTGTCGACGAAGAAACCGGAGAATTAATTACCAAAAAATTCAAAGAAGAAGCGTTTGAAAAGTTATTGGAAGAAACACCGGGATTACGAGAAACGATTTATGGCCAGATTTGTGACGCATACATCATGAAATACGAAACTGGGGAACATCACGAAGAAGAAATTGAAAACGAACTAGAAGATTAAATAACCTTAAATTTAAAATCACATGAGAAAGAACGAAAAAATCGAACAATTAGAACGTCAAGTTCAAGAATTACTTCAACACATCGAATATAGTTCGCCTGAATGTTCATACCCAGAACCATATTTTCCAAAATTGTCTAAGACAGAAGCATTTGATATGGTAATCCGAGTATTACATACTCAACCTAATTCATCCGCAACAATGGAATCGTTAATGGTAGCGTCCGATGCAATATTGGAGTGGGTTAATAAGGATAATTCAACACCACCAGTTGATAATGACTTGAAGGTTTGGTCGGAGGTAATATTAAAATTCGCGTGGAAAATAACTTCGGTGGATGATAGTGAGTTGCCAAATATTACTGAGCAGTTGTTTAACGAATTAAACGATCAATATTTAATCGTCCGAAAATGAAACTTTATATCTTAAAGCACCCACTGAACGGTTATTTGACCTCAAATAAATGGTATTATGGTTCTTGGTCAGAAGACATTAACAAGGCAAAGAAATGGTCTTCTATTAGTCACGTTAAAAGTTTGATGAAACAAACTACACGACCAGATAGACTTGAATGTAAAATTATTATGCTGGAATTTAACCAAGAACCAAATATAACTGAACTAAATTGAAAAACGACCGAATATTAATCTGCGACGCAACCAATTCATATATTAGAATTTTCACGAGTACGCAACATTTTTCTGAATCGGGCGAATTTTCAGGTGGCATAGTTGGCTTTTTAAGGTCAATCGGTTCGAATATTCGTGATTTCAAGCCTACCCGTTGCATCTTAGTTTTTGACGGCGCGGGAGGTTCTTCCCGAAGGAAAAAACTATTCCCTGATTACAAGGGAAATCGAACTGGTGGTAATGGGATGAGGATGGATTTGTTTCAGTCGGTTGACGAAGAAAAAGCTGCAATGCGCCAGCAATTATGCCGGATTCATGAATATTTGAATCATTTTCCAGTCGAGGTTATTTGTCTTGACAGAATCGAAGCCGACGATACTATCGCGTATTGCACTATGCAATATTTCAAACCGATGGGTTCAAAGGTTCGGATTGTAAGCACTGATAGAGATTTCTTGCAATTGGTAGATGAAAATATTGAAGTATGGTCGCCAGTTAAAAAGAAACTTTATACCCCGAAAAGTCTATACGATGAAATGACACTTACGCCTACTGAATACTTGACTTATCGGACAGTTTCAGGTGATACAAGTGATAATATCGATGGAGTAGACGGAATTGGAATTAAGACCTTATTGAAGCATTTTCCTAACCCGACTTCTATCGAAATGTTATTGGAAGAAAGCAACCAAAGGTTAATATCTGAAAAGAAACCAAAACAAATCTTTAAAAAATTAGTCGAAAACAAAGAAAAGTTAGAAAGAAATTACCAATTGATGCAGTTACAAGAAACTGATATATCAGGTAATTCAAAATTAACCATCCTGAATATGCTTGATAATCCAAAATCAGTCAGAACCAATTCATATAGGATCAGAAAACTAATGATGGAAGATGGGTTGTTAAGTACGTTCAAAAAATTAGATGAATGGTTACTTTTCACTTTTTCAAATTTAAATGTCTGGATAACGAGCTAACATGCAAGAAACATTAAATCAATACGGATATGGATTTCAAGTCAAAGTTCTAACTTCTTTATTAACTGATCGGGAATTCTTAGTCCAAAGTATTGATTTATTGGAACCTAAGTATTTTGAATCCCCTTCGTTGAAATGGTTAGTCGAAAGAACCTTTGACTACTTTCGAGAATATAAAATTGCCCCATCTACTGATGTATTCAAGATTCAAATTTCAAATATACCGGAAACACAAACCTTACGATCAGAAGTAATTCATTCCTTGAAAGAAGTGTTGACGGAAGTTGGAAGTAACGATCTTGAATACATCAAAAAAACTGCTATTAAGTTCGGGCAGAATCAAGCAGTAAAAATCGCTTTTGAAAGTTCCTTAGAAGATTTCAGTAAAGGCGATTATGATGCGATCGTTTCTAAGATTACAAAAGCAATCCAACAAGGCCAACAAGTACATGATTTCGGCCACAACTTCATCGAAGACGTAGTTTACCGTTATACCGACCAAGCAGAACCGGAAAGGGTTAAAACAGGGTTTGAAGTATTGGATGATGTGACAAATGGAGGTTTGCCGAAAGGGTGCTTGGGTATCTTAATTGCCCCGTCTGGGTTAGGAAAATCGTGGGCCTTAACTGCGCTAGGCGCAAATGCGGTAAAAGCCGGAAAAACTGTTTTACATTACACTCTTGAACTTGCAGATGTTTATACTGCCAAAAGATATGATAGTCTTTTATGTAAAATACCATTTGATGATCTTAAATACCATCAAGAAACAGTTCAAAATACAATTTCAAAGCTAACAGGAAAGCTTTTTATCAAAGAATTTCCATCTGGAACTTTAAGTTTAACTGGTTTAGAAGCCCACATTGAAAAGTTTATTTTATCAGGTGTAAAACCTGACTTATTGATAATTGATTATCCAGAACTTTTGAAAATTAATTTCACTGGCGAACGAGATGATAAGGTATTAGGTCAACTTTATACTGATATTAGAGGTTTAGCAGGAAAATTTGAAATGGCTACTTGGATTTGCGACCAGACCAACCGATCAAATTCAAATTTAGACATAATTGGAAACGATGGTATTTCAAATTCATTCGCCAAAATCTTTATTGCCGACGTTGTTATGACACTTTCCCGTAAAGCAAAGGATAAGGTCAACAAAACAGCAAGATTACATTTATCCAAGTCAAGGTTAGGTCCGGACGGTTTAACTTTTCCGATGCGCTTTGATACTTATAGCCCCATCATTGAAGTTTACCCACCTGATTCATCAGAAGGAAAGAAAGTTAAGGATGAAACGTTAACAGATCAGGAGTTCACACAAAAAACAGCAGCAGCCGAATATGATCGACAACAAAAACGAAAAAACGGATTATTTTGATTTACTGAAATCGGGAATGTTTTGGGAAATATATCCTGAATTGACTGGTGAATGGGAAAAAGATAAAGACGAATTTATCAAAAACGAACAATGGTTAAACGAAAATTTTAGAAACAATAAAAACAGGAGAATAGATGGAATTAAATCAGCAAATATTGAGTGATTTGACGGTGTTCATGAAATACGCTAAGTATTTACCAGAAAAGCAACGAAGAGAAACTTGGCCGGAATTGGTTGACCGTAATAAAGAAATGCACCTAAAAAAGTTTCCCCAACTAACAGATGAAATCGAAGATGCGTATCGATTGGTTTATGATAAAAAGGTTCTTCCGTCGATGCGAAGTTTGCAATTCGCCGGAAAACCTATCGAAATAAATCCGACTCGAATTTACAATTGTTGTTTTTTGCCTATTGATGATTGGAGAGCGTTTCCAGAAGTTATATTTTTATTGTTGGGCGGGACTGGTGTTGGATTTTCAGTCCAAAAACACCATATTGAAAAATTACCGGATATTTTAAAACCGAGAAGTGATCGTCATCGTCGGTGGTTAGTAAATGATAGTATAGAAGGATGGGCAGATGCAGTTAAGATATTGATGAAGAGTTATTTTGAAGGTGGTTCCAAGATTGTATTTGATTTTTCAGATATTCGACCAAAAGGAGCAAGATTAATAACTTCTGGCGGCAAAGCGCCCGGTTCGCAACCGTTAAAGGAATGTTTGGTTAAAATCGAAGGTATCCTTGAATTTAAGGAAAATGGTGATAAGCTAACACCTGTCGAAGTGTATGATGTGATTTGTCACTTGGCCGATGCTGTTTTGGCAGGTGGAATCCGTAGAGCAGCACTGATTGCGTTGTTTAGCGCCGATGATGATGAAATGATTAGTTGTAAAAGTGGTGATTGGTGGGAATTAAATCCCCAACGTGGTCGAGCAAATAATTCAGCAGTATTGCTCAGGCATAAAATTACTAAGCAATATTTTTTGGATTTATGGAAGCGTATAGAATTATCAAACGCTGGCGAACCGGGAATATATTTTTCAAATGATAAAGATTGGGGAACGAACCCGTGCGTCGAAATAGCCCTAAGACCATTCCAGTTTTGTAATTTATGCGAAGTTAATGCTTCAAACGTAGAATCGCAAGATGATTTAAATGAACGTGTTAAAGTCGCAACCTTTATCGGAACCTTGCAAGCAAGTTATACTGATTTCCATTACTTGCGACCAATTTGGCAACGAACAACTGAAAAAGATGCATTAATTGGAGTATCAATGACAGGTATTGCCAGTAATATAGTTACCAAACTTGATTTAAATCTGGCCGCATCAATAGTTAAATTAGAAAATGAACGGGTAGCGAAACTTGTCAATATTAATAAAGCTGCACGAACCACCTGCGTAAAACCTGCCGGAACCACATCATTGACTCTGGGAACTTCAAGTGGAATTCATGCTTGGCATAATAAATATTATATTCGTCGTATTAGGGTAGGAAAAAATGAAAGTATATATTCGTACTTAGCCATTTATCACCCTGAATTGCTGGAAGATGATTATTTTAGACCACATGATACTTCAATAATTTCAATCCCACAACATGCACCAAAAGATGCAATTACACGAGATGAAAACGTATTTGATTTGCTCGAAAGGATAAAACTATTCAGCACTACTTGGATTAATGCTGGTCATAGAAACGGTCAAAACAAACATAACGTTTCAGCAACCGTTTCGATTAAACCTGATGAATGGAATTCAGTAGGCGAGTGGATGTGGGAAAACCGAGATTTTTATAACGGATTATCTGTTCTTCCGATGGATAACGGGTCTTACATACAAGCTCCGTTTGAAGATATTACCGATTTAAAATTCTATGAATTGGTATCTAACTTACATGAAATCGATTTAACGAAAGTAATTGAAATTGATGACAATACCGACCTTGCTGGTGAAGCAGCTTGTGCCGGAGGAACCTGCGAAATTAAGTAAATATGGACATCAAAAAAATAAAATGGTCTGAAATTCAAGACATCCGTGACTTCTTAGAAGGCTTGGAAGAATATGGTCACATTTATCATTACGAACCAGAACGTTTGGACGGACCTTTTAATAAAATTTTAGAAGGGATCGCTGAAATTCAAAAATTAATGAAAGAATCATTTGAAATATGAAATTACAAAAATTAAAAGAACAAATTGAAATAATGATTGAAATGAATCCTAAATATGCAGATTA